GCCATTGCCTACTCTTTCAGGCTTGAGATAGGTAGCCAGCCCGCTAGGCTTTTAGATGCTTTTACCCATAGCTAGAAGATCAATTGATCTTCTAGACTACCTTAAAGTATTTAAACTTTATGCAGGAAGGCTATCTTTAGCCCGCCTGAAAGTCTCACTAACCCTACCCAAATAAAAGAAAGAGAGGGTTAGTCTCTCAATTGCTTCTTTGTCTGTAGTCATTGTACCATCACCTCCTTATTGAAGGCTGTTACTGTTTGTAAGGCATCAGCCATTAGCTTCTTGTTCTCTTTGCTTGTTTCTTCAGCTGTAGCCATTTTACAACCACAAACCTCTATCCTTAACTGACCTGAAGCTATTTGTTTGTATCTAAGCTTACATCCATAGTCTGTTGTTGGTGGTGACACCATCATTTCCTGTGGAACTGGTGTAAAATGCTTAGAAGCAGGGTTGTTCATAGCAACTATCATTGTTTCACTGTTTGCTGTTGATGGTGCTAGACCAATAAATGTTCTAATATTTGTAAATGTTCCATTTATTTGAACACCTGCTTCTATTGGCTGACTGATATGAGCCATCAGTTTAGCCATTAGATCTTTGTTTTTATCATCTTTCCAAACAGACATCTTTCCATGTTCAGTTGTGAATAGATTAAACTTACCTTTGTCTTCTACACCAGAGATGGTGAGTAAAGTGTTTATAATGGGAGAAGTCATTTTGACTCCTCCTTTTCTTCTACTTCAAAGCAGGCGACTGTTGGTCCACCTAATATCTTTACTCCGAGGTATGTTTTACCTGTGTTTTTTCCTTTAGCTATGGTATTTTCCCATATTGCTACTCCATCTCCTTTGTATTTTGGTAATTTATTTTTTTGTTCCATTTTGGAAACCTCCTGAGCTTTTGCTCAATTCTTAAGAAAGGTAAAAGCTCTTGAGGTTTTTATTTTGTGTGTATATTTATTAAGGGATAATAACCCTAGGGGGGGGAGGGGTCAGCTTTTTTGTGGGTTGCTTAGCTTTCGGATTTTTATTTCATCCGAAAGATAGCAGTCCCTAGCAAACCGAAGGACTGGTAAAGTGACCAAGATTAATTATAGGTGGTGGGTTTTGTGGGGTAATTCTGAGGCAAACCCCAGAATTACGATAGGGAAATAATTAATCTTGATGGTGGGGGACATACTATATGAGCGAAGCGAGAATTTATGTAAATAAGAAATCATTTATCATTTTTTAAAGCCTCCGCGGCGTTTGAGCGGCTTTATAGAATTACTGCCCAACCCTCATTATTTGCATAGAAATACTTCATCTCCGATTGGAACTCTTGTCTCAATCTTTGGCTTCATAGAATTAATAAATTTTTGAGTTTTTGTAACTATTATAACCCAACCTTTTTTCTTCTTGGTACTAATGAACCTCTTGTTGGTACTAAATTAGATTGTCTACCTGCTTGTCTTGTTGTGCCAGCGACGAGACCTGAAGTAAATGCCCACTTAGTTCTTAGTTCCTTTTCTCCTAGTGTGTTAGTCATTCTAAAGTACAAGCTTCTCCTTCATCGTGTTTACAAATGTGAACTTGTCCACCTGCAGATGTAGCTTTAGTTTTTGCATCTTGGTAATCACTACATAATTCATCAGTTGGGTAACCATCCTTGTCTATTGTTCTACAATAAAATTTCGTTTTCTTTACCTCTACATTTACTCTCTCAATGCTTGCCATATTCTATACCTCGTATCTCTTCCACCTAATCCAACACAAATTAATTTATCAGTTGCTGCTGTTAGATTTAAAGTATTTACATCAGATGTTATTCTTTGTGGTACTGGTTTGTTTAGATATGACCCAGTATTAGTTCCATCATAACCAGCTGGTGCTGAATCTGTATAGTCATCCATTAATTTCCAATGTCCTGTTAAGTATCTAGTTCCAGCTGTTGGTTCTCTTCCTGCTAAAAGCAAAGTTCTATCTGCTGCTGTTAATAAATATCCCTTATAGAATCTAACATCTTTTAATGCACCTTCATAGAATGCTGTTCCAACATCTCCGAATTGACTAATTGCAAATATTCCTGCTGAAGTTAGTGTTGCAACTGATGAAACATCTCCAGTTCCGTCTGCTGTACCGTCGATATAATTGGTCATTAGTCCAGAACGATCACAAGTTACTATAACATTATGCCATTCCCCATCGTTATAGGTGTTAGTTGATTGTGAAGCAATATTTTGTCCCCCTCCATCATTTACTCTAGCTAAAATTTTACCAGAAGATAATTGAACTCTATATAATGGTGCTGCACCTATAGATTTAGCTAGAATGTCCTGTCCAGATGTTGCCGATTTAGAATTAAACCAAAATGATACAGAAAAATCTTCTAATGCAATATCTAATCCTATTTTATTTCCTACTTGAACATTATCATCAACGCCATCAAATACAGCACAAGGTTTATCTGAAACTGTACCTCTTGTTGCGGTCATATCTCCTGCTGCCATTTTTAAGCTGCTCTTTCAACTTTGAATACTATGTAAACATCATTCCTTTCGCCAACAGGTACTACAAATATGTGGTCTGTTGTTGCTGCTAAGTTTAATGCATCTACTGCAGTTTTTACTGCTGCTGCTCCTTCACAATATACAGGAGTGCTTGCTGTTAAATCTCCACTAGCC